CATACTGATCCCATACCGCGGTCAGCTCAGGATACAACTGTCTGGCATCAAGGTGATAAATCTTGTCCCACTTTTTGCAATGTTTCACAAGTTGGTCACGCAGTTGCTCCACATCATGTGGTGCTGGCTGTGATAACATGTTTATACACATTTGTGCTTGTTGCTTGACAACCAACTGATAATTGTTGGGGTCACTGGCATTGTAATCCAGGACCATGTTAACTGAATCAAGATCCTGCAATATGTTGTGATATTGTACTATGTACTGCTGTTTCACTTCCTGAGGCAATACCGTTGCATCTAAAAATCGTGGGGTGTTGACTTGTAGCCCTTTCACTGTCAATTTATTCTGCAAAGCATACTTCAGCAGACCAGCATAGTAGCCAATGGTCAATGCACTGATGGCTGGGCGCAACGACACTGTGATATTGGTGCCATTACATACCTCCAAATAATGATCAATGTTGCGCAAAACTTGTGCAGTATCAGTGCCTTGCCGTTGATATGTGTTGTGATCATCCACAGTCTCTATGCTGACTTCTATGCCCACACGACGAAATTTAGATAGTTTGGCCAATAACTCGGAACGGAACACAGTACCGTTGGTTACAAAACTAAAACACGTTTCGAATCTCTGATGTGCGATCAAGGTATCCACAATATCTTCAAATCGATCAGTCAGCAGTGTTTCACCGCCCATGAAATGAATGTTGTTAAGGCCGGGTATAGCTAACAATTGTTGTTTGAAATTGTTCCACACTGTAGTATCAAGTGTCCAATCTGATCTCACAAACTGTTGGCTAGATTGCATGCCCCATTTGACTTCTTGTACAGCAATACGGCTTGAGGCCTGCGCATTACACATTTTACAGGCCAAGTTGCAGTAGTTTCCAAGGTCAATGTGTATGTCTATAGGTTGTGTAGAAGTAAATCCCGACTCATCAAAGTGCTCGCGACTCGGACTTTGTTCAAAACTGTATTTGAACGCCTGATTAAAAATCACACTCTTTTGATTGGATTTGTGTCGACGGCTGTTGCCTCCAGAATCTTCTTCAGTATAGCAACGACGACATTCACTCAGTCTGGAATCTTTCAGTATACGTTGTCTAAAATCACGCACTGGTTCTGAATTAAACCATTCTGCAATGGTCATGGTGGCAATGTTGTAGCTGTGATCTGTGTACAGTTTGTGAGCTTCTTGGCAGCAGATGCCCAAGCTGCCATCCCAATAGATGTGCAGCTCGTACCACGGTGTATTGCAGAATACGCCGGCGTTAGACACGTTTCTCCACAACTTTATCTGCTAGGCCAAACGCCACTGCTTGTTCAGCACTAAGGAACGTGTCAAACTTCATGGCTTCAAACAGTTCGTCATAGGTCTTGCCTGTGGTGTTGTGCTTGACATACAGCTCAGTAAGACGCTGATTGATACGCTTGCTTTCTTCAAAGGTTCTACGAGCATCTTCAAACTCAAGTTCTTGCACATGGATTGATCCACGTGTGCTGGGGGTACCTGAACTAACGCGGTGAATCATGGTACGGCTTTCGGGCAACACAAAACGTTTGCCAGGTGCGCCTGCCTGTGCCAAAAAACTGCCCATGCTGGCAGCTTGGCCAATAACAATGGTATGAACATCGGGTTTGATAAACTGCATGGTATCGTAGATTGCAAGCCCGGCAGTAACAAGTCCGCCTGGACTGTTTATATATAGCGAAATATCCTTGTCAGAGTCTTCACTTTCGAGGTACAGCATTTGACTCACAATCAAGCTGGCACTGTGTTCGTTGACATCTGTGTCCAACATGATGATACGGTCTTTGAGCAAGCGACTGTAGATGTCATAACTGCGTTCGCCTTTTGAGGTTTGTTCAACAACCATGGGGATCAAACTGGGCATAAATTCTCCTGTGTTAAGTAATGCACTTTGATAAGTATACTATAATTTTCTGGAAAGCACAATGAGAGACCTACTCAATTTAATCGATAACGTACTAACTGAAGCTGCTTTGGCCGCTGCCGAAATACCTGCAAAAAAGATGTCCGCAGTCAAAAATCCCACAACAGGGCAATTGATGACCAGACAAGAGCTGTTTCTCTGGAAAGTCATCAACTCAAGCCCGTTTACTGCAATTGAAAAAGCCGGCGGTGGCGAAGTGACCATTAACCCCGCTGAAGCACCCAATGTCAGAAGCTGGTTATCGCAAGGCATGACAAAACCTATTGTACTGACCACCACCGATGGGGACACTATAAAAAATAATGAATTATTAAAAACAGTAGAATTTGGCAGTAAAGAAGCAGAAGGAATCAAAATCAAAGGTTCGGATGTTTTTGGGTCTGAAGACACTGATGTCAAAGACATGGGCAACAGCATTGAGTCCATCATGGCGGCTGGAGGATTTCCGGCCATGGACATGTATGATGCCATTGCCAAAAGCCCGCAAATAAAAACATTGGGCAAAGTGGGCCAAGCTGTGGTAGCAATGGCCAAACAGATTACTCAAGGTGTGGTTCCTACTATACCAGCAGGATTATCTGCACAAGAAATCAAAGCCATAGAATTATATGCTTCCGAATATTTAGGAGTGCTGGGCCTAGTGGCTGGAATCGTGCCGTTCAAACAAGGCAACCGACAAGACTTTGACAACTTCATTGGCACTGATCTTGGATCCATGATCATATATTTTCCCAAGAACGTCAGCAATCCCCTGGCCGACAGCTTTAGTGTTACCAACGACCAAACTGGTCACAGTATCAAGATTTCCAGCAAGGCTGCAGGCAAAGGTGCACCACCCAGTTTGACATCGCTCAAACTACCCAATGACCTCCGCGACAAGTATCCCGAAGCTGCTGAGTTCCTGGACACTGCACAGGACACAGGTATAAGCACATTTGCACAGCCGTTCAAGATGCTGAATGCCATGTACGAAATCAATCCCAATAACGTGCCAGTTCAATATTCACCGCTGTTGCCATTCAGTGACGAACTGATTGCTCAACTAGAGACCACAGTAAAATCAAACAAGCCCGTGCCCAAAAACATCATGTCGGTATTCAACAAACGTCTCACTGACAAAGTTGAAAAGTCAGACAACAGTGACGGTGGCAAGGCCTGGTATGCTGTGACCACCGATATTATCAACGCTGTGAACAAGGGTTCTGCTGTGCCCAATTTGCGTGAGGCCTTGATTGAAAGTCTGGGCTACAACTTTGTGCAATTATACACCAACGTCAAAGGCGGCAAGCTAGTGACTGAAGCATTTTGGCCAGCCAAACTCAAGGGCGAGGTCAAGCTCAAGACCAAAGGGTCAGCTTCTGATCCCAAGAAAGGCAAACTCAGCGTGGAGATTAGCCCGGGCAAAGAAAAAGCCAACATCGAAGTTGGCAGCTCTAAAAAAGCGTCGGTTGGCAAAAACAACTTTGACAGCGACAAAGAAACAGCTGATCTTGATGCAGTAACACAAACGCCAAGACTCAAAGGACCCGGCGCACGAACCGCCAAGTCTGGGGCACAACCCAACATGAGTCCCGAAGTACTGGGACGAAGAGCAAAGATCTAACATGAGATCGCATGAATTTGTACAAGAAATTGAAAGACTGAGCCCAGGCGCATACACCGGTGGCAAAGAAAGTCTCAGCGACAAAACTACCGGCAAGCAAGTTCGTAAATTGCCTGGCGGCAGTGGATTAATCTACAGCATTAGCCAAGGCGGCTATGGCGATATTACCATCAAATTGTGGGATCCAAAAGGTGCAGATTACCTTGCACAAAAAGCTCAAGGTGCAACTCCCAAACCGGTCAAGAGTAGACGTGAAGACAGTTGGGCTTACCAACGCAGAGTAAGAAATTGGCAATTTCAAGAAGCAGGTCTTACAGCACCAGGACAACTGATTGGCAAACTGTCAGTAGAGGGTGTCAGTTACTTCCCATTGCAGAGAGCAGTACAAGTCAGCACTATCACTGTGGACGAAGACTATCGTGGCATGAGCCTGGCCAAAGCCCTGTACGGCATTGTGCTCACAATTCTCAAGCGCCCATTGTTGGCAGGCACAAGTCAAACACCTGGTGGCAGACGCAACTGGGTCAGCTTGGCCAGCATTCCTGGTGTTGAAATGAAGGGCTGGGTATCACTGGACGAAACCGAATTGGATGCTAGTGAACGTGGATGGGGTAGAACATCGCCTGCTAAAGTCGAAAAAAACATTGATATCATTATGGGCCAATTAGGCGGTGATCATATTGGCACTGGCCCCAGCGGCGACAAATATTTTGCGTTTGATGTACGTCCCAACGCCACTGGTACCGAGCTGGAAGCAGCGGTCAAAACAAAATTGAGCCGAGTATACGGCAGTAACTACAACTCAGACGCTGGCCTATATGCTGTTTGGGCTGGCTGAGCCTAGCGGGACAATTGGCTGATGTGATCACAGATGCCCAAACGCAAGGCATCATCCGCACCTAGATAAACATCATGCGGTGGCAACAGGTGTTGCTTGATTTCATCTTCACTTAGCCCTGTACAAGTCGTGTAGTGATTGACCATGCGGCGTTGTGTGAGTTCAAACTCTTTAATTGTGGCCAACAGTTCGTGATGTTTTCCATCACTGCCCCAGGCATACTGGTGACTCATGATTGAAGTGTTGGGTGTTAGCGTTCTGCGTCCCGGAGATCCTGCCAAAAAGATCAACAATCCGGCACTGGCAATCTGACCCAGTCCCACAGTCTTTATAAAGATGTTGGAACTACGCATCACATCAATCAGTGCAAATGCCGCGCTCATGTCTCCGCCTTCACTACAGATCATTAGCAAAAGTTCTTTGCGCTTTTTCTTTGCCACAAAGTTTTCGTGCAAAATCCATTCAATTATGGGCTTTATACTTTCATGGTCTACTTCGCCCATAAAAACATACATACCGTTATCGGCAAGTGCTTGTGAATGATTTTGGTCTGATTGAGTTGTGTCTAATGGCATGTTCATAAAAGAGAAAAAGCGGTGTTTTTAGCACCGCTTTTATTTATGGGCAGTTAATCCTGACGTTTTGGTCTTGTGTCCAGTTCACGGAATGCCGCATCACTCTGTGCCTGTACTGCTCGCTGTGCTCGATTTTGATCTCGGCGTTGTTGCATAGGATTGGCTGTGCCAGTGGGCAATGCTATCAGCACATAACTACGGAAACGACTGCCTTCTGCTAGACGTCGAATCTCTACCACTTCAGCACCGGTTACGTCCACAGTTCGGCACATGGAGCGAATTGCAATTGAACTGTTTTCCACACTTTGCTCGCCCACATCTGCCCGAAACATTCGGCTGTTCTTGTCTACTTCACCACCGGCTGCCATACAGATTTTACCAAACGCAATGGTCTTGGCTTTTTCATCTGCCATTGAGAAGTCGCCGCTGACTGCTGTACCGTTGGCATAAACTGCGGCATTGGATTTGGGCAACTCAGTCATCCATTTTGGTGCTTTGTCAACTGCCCGTTCTGCATACTGTTCACGCTTTTGCTCGGCCTCATAGGCTCTGCGGTCATAGGTTTCTTTGGGGGACGAACTGCAAGCAGCCACAAGAGCCACAACAGGAAGCAGGATCAAAAGTTTACGCATGGTTGTCTTTCAAAAAGTTAAGATGTGTTATTTTACACGATAAGGGTTAATGATGTCAACCACTACCCAAAGGTTTTGGCTGGTCTGGCAAATGGTACCGCCAATGGCGTTCACTTGATTTGTAAAGTGCAGACAAGTACTGCCAGGATGGCGACTGTGACTGAATGTTCTGCGTCCATGATTGTACACCGGAAACTCATGGCGCGGAGCCACATATCCCACAGCAAACTTTGTTTTGACTTCGGGGGTGCCGGGTTCGGCTATGACGCCGTCGTTGCACACCATGGCCTTGCGACTGCTGATCTGCAGACTACCCAGTTGTTCCAGGATCGAATCTTTGGCCCGTTGTTGAGCCATTCCACAACTTTCTTCCATACTGCGTCCGTCGGCCCAGCTAAAACTGCCTTCTCCGGTGTATACTGTGTTGTCAGCCTGCGCTTGCACTCGGGCACGGCATCTTTGCCAGCCGTACTGTTCTCGAGTGATTGTTTGTTCCAGTACCATGACCTGTCGTAGCACAGTGGTAGCCTGGGTATCAGTTCGGCTGGTCAATTGGCACGTGTCTTGCGCTGTGGCCAGCACAGGAATTGCACACAATGCAAAAATTAACTTTTTCATGTCATGCCCATTTCAATTTGAATGCCACTGCATCTGCACCGGACTCAAATGCAAACTGTCGGAGCCAATGACTGGCAACCCAATAACCACAGGGACCGCGATCAATCCAGATACACAATGCCATCCAACTGACATCACGCTCGCCTGACAACTTGCGAAGGTCAACGTCGACCACGTGCCAGCCGCGCTTGCGAGCACCACGTACCGAACGTGGGTTGTTGCGTTTATACGGTAGTTTCAGAGAATGTGCCATTGTGGTGCTCCTGGATAAAGTCACGCAAGATCTTTTCCACCAACTGATTCAAGGTGATGTCGCGTTCATGTGCCAACATCATAAGCTGATACCATTCTTCACGGTCCAGCTCCACCTCAACAGAGGAGCGTCCATCTAATTTAGATTCAGTCATTCTTGCTCCTGTTTTTTGTGTTTGGGCTTGCGCTTGTACACTGTCTTGGGCTGTTCCACACGGCCACGAAACGGCAGGTCCGAATCAAACAGTGCTTGATGTCGACGCTGACGTAACGGTTGCAGTACAAAAGATATAGGCTTCATAATAGTGTAATTATAGCAAAATGAGATTTATTGGTCAATCAGTACAGCATGGGTTCGTGGGTTTTTGTACCTTTTAGCGCCATCATGACTTCGTCCTGTTCTGAGTAGATTAGGTCCATAGACTCTAGTATGATCCTGCGTTCGTGGCTGGTAAGATCCTGCCAGGTCTGAACTCGGTAGGCACTGCCGTAGCTTTGCTCGGGAAAACTATCCTGAATCCAGCCCACAGTGTGTTTCAAGGCTTCTATAGTGTTGCTGGGATGACTGCATTGGATTGCTCTAATGAAGTCATTGCTCAACACCGCTGACCAAAAACTGCCAGGTGGATATGCATGCACCAAGTGATTGTACAAGGGATCAAAATAGTCGCGGGGCACCGACCAACGACTGGCCGAGAGCTTCATGCGATCTTTGCTGAATTTGGTTAGATTCATTTCGGACTCTGTGTTGCTGAGTATGTGTGTATTATAGCAAATTGGCAATTTCGAGTCAACCAAAAGAAAAGCCCCTTGCGGGGCTCCGAAATGTAATACTTGAGTATTACTTTTTGGATGTGGTAGCTGTGTAAGCTTTCATGATGCCTTCACCAAATTTGGTGTAGTCAAATTTCATGGCTTCTTGGTTGGCCTTGACCATCTCAGTGCTGAGAGTGGTGAATGTGTCCATTCCAACTTTGGCTGCCTTCTTGGTGTAGTCGGCTTGAGCGTCAATGAACTTGATCATTGATTCTTTGACAGTTTCGTTTGTGACGAATGTGTTGACAAAAGTCTTTTTACCGGTTTGAACGGTGTCGATGATTGCGTCTGCTGTAAACATATGTTTCTCCTAATTTAAGCGAGTTTGCTACAGGACCCGGCCTATCCAGCGTCCTATGTACTATTATATATGATAACTTTGTTGCACTGCAACATATTTTCAGCACTTTAGTGATCGTTCACTAATTTTAAATTCATTGGCTGTGTTGATAGTAAATACTGTATAGGAGAACTTTATGCTAAAAGCAATTTTTGATTGGTTTAAAACCCCCAGCCCTGCGGCACAGGCGCCAGCAGTACAGCCAGAAGCTGTGCCCTACAAAACAGAAGCACCTGTTCAGGTAGCCCCAGTGATGGAGGCCGCACCTGTTGTAGCCACACCTGCCGAAGTTGGTAAACCTGCCAACCAGCGAGTTGAAGTCACTGCGCCGCCTGCTCGTAAGCCCAGAGCCAAGCCAGTAGCAAAACCAACTACCAAACCTACTGCAACTACAGCGGCTAAACAGCCCCGAGGTCGCAAGCCTGCACAAAAATAAAAAGCCCCTTTCGGGGCTTTTTTATTGGGTCAACAGTCTGACTAGTCCCAAAGTATCTATTGCAGTGAGCAAGATGTAGTTAGCCAGCATGCCAAAAGATTGCCGAGTCCAAGCAGCCCAAGCATACATGGCGCAGCCAAGGACCCAAGCAGGATAAAGAGCCAAAAGCGGAGGATTGGGGACCGTGAGTGCCATAGTAATACTGCAACCAATGCTGATAGCCCAAGCAAGAAGCTCAATGCTAAAGCGAATTCGATTGGACTTAAAATCATCTTTTATCCATTCAACGGTGGGTCTAAGTAGTTCGTTCAT